TCTGAACACCGGTTGGACGACAGCTCAATACGTGCATGCTACCCCAAAAATTAAAAATGCATTACTTTATAATAAGGCTCTTTGCCTTTTGTCACAATATCCTGGTTGTCCCATAATACAATCTTTTGCAATGTACCTAGTTCGAAATGTCCCATTTGATTTAAAGGCTTGTATCCATGTCGCTGAAACTAATCAAGAGAGCTCAAATTATAAACGTTTCCTTGATTTGGAACGTCTCAAAAATCAAACTCCCTTTGTTTATATAGTTGTGCCTTACAAAACCAGAATGCTTATGGAAACACATTTTGGCATTCCAGTTTCACAACAACTCATTATGGAAAGTTATTTTGACTGTTGTAACGAAATTCGCCCTTTTTCCTTCCCTTTTTTGAATTTGCATCCTGATACTAAGCATTATTACAATCACTACAGCCGGCAAGTTGTTATTGATGATGTGCTTAATCAAACTTGTTTCACAAGTGAAACATATCCCTCTGAATTTAATGTTGAGTATTACAATTAATTGGGTCCATCTATTAAGGCTCAAAACGGTGCTTCCGCTTAAAATTTCCGTGCTAAACAAAATGCCTAGAGACTGCACGACGCCCTTTTTGTTAGATGGATGTACAGTCCCGTTCAACAGCGGTATCCAATACATGTTATCTTATCTTCGTAATGCTCGTCGGCGCCCTGAACGCGCCGAATTCTATTTCCCAGCTGCTGGAGCTGGTATGGCCCAAGGCGCTGTGAGGAGCGCCATTAAACGGTTCACGCCTAAGCAGGTGCAAACTGCTCGCGAATCACGCACTTCTATAAATCGTCTAAATAATGCTTACCGAAACCGAAAAGCCATGGTTCGTTATATTCCTCGACCCCTTGCAGCTAATTCTTCTCAAGCACAGCGAAGCACTAAAATTGTTTCAGATGCTTCAGCTGCCCCAGTCGCCTTTTCCAGCCGAATAAATTCTATGGCTCCTAAAATTACTGCTTCTCGAAATTCATGTCGCATTCAACATCGTGAATTTTTGTCAAATGTTTATGGTTCAGTTGGCTGGACTGTTCAAAATTCAATCGCTTTAAATCCTGGTCTAGCAACTTCTTTCCCTTGGCTTGCTTCACAATCTCAAGCATGGGAAATGTATGAATTTAACAATTTGGTCTTTGAATATGTTACTTTCGTTAGCACTGGTACAAATGGTGCTGTAACTCTAGCCCCTGATTATTATGCCTCAGATCCTGCTCCACCTGATGAGGTTGCTTTTTCTTCATACCAAGACCTAGTAGAAGATGTATGTTGGAAAAAGATTGTTTGCAAATTGAGCCCTAGCGCTATGCGGGGTGTTGGCCAAAAACACTTTGTCCGCATTTCTTCTAATCCTGCTGTTACTGATATTAAAACTTATGACGCTGGCAATTTCTTTTTAACTACTTCCAATTTCGCAAACACAAATTCCATTGGTAAACTTTGGGTCTCTTATGATGTCACGCTCTCCATTCCAACAAATATTAATCGTTTTAATTTTGGTGCTATCTACTTTGCAGATTTTACTGGTACTTCACAGACCACATCTGCTTTGTTTAATAATTATTCTTTAGTCGCTGGCAGTTCTGCCCTTGTTGGAATTTCAGGCACAAAACTTACTTTTAATATTGCCGGAAATTATACTGTCACTTATGCTAGCTCCACATCGACTAGCACCACTTATAGTGCAATTACACCTACAAGTGGGATTACTATTTCTTCTAATTATGCTT